TGCTCCGGATTTACCTTCCTCCTCGGCTTTTCTAATATAGGATTTGTTAAGCTGAATATCTTCATAATTTAAATCCAGCCATCTTTCTATCATAAAGTCCTGATCGAAATATTGAACCTCTTCCTCTTTTACAGTTTCTTTTATTTCTCCCATTGCTGTTATGAAATCTATTTTCTTTATTAACTGTTCGATCTCTCTAGATTCACCGAACATATTATCACTTTCGAATTTAACTCCTATTTGGCTTCTAAATTCAGCGTCATTTTTAAGTTCGGGAAATTCTAGACACATCTGAATCCATAGTGGCTTAACTATTATTTCCTGGAATATAGATCTAAGTCGTGTTATAAACTTAGCAAATCTAACTTCGTCTCTTTCTGCTCCATCAGCAGCAGTTTTAAAAACGTTATTAGATCCAACACCAAATCGAGATGAGAATCTATTGTAAGGTATCTTTGAATCCTGTCTTAGTTTATTATAGAAATAAACAACAGAATCCATTATATTAAGGTTAGGACCTTGAGCATTTAATGTTTCTATCTTTACTGATTCTCCTCCTTGTTGAGGAAAAAGATAATTCTTATAAAATTGTATATCGGGTCTACCGTTTATAGAAAGCTCACCTGATGTGGTATCTAATTTTATATCCTCCTTATATACTGACATTAGCTCTCCTAAAGTCTCTTTGGCTTTTTGTGGAGCTTTACTTCCGATAGGAACTGTCATTTTTATTCTATATTGGGCATTCATGACATTCCATATTATTCTCGAATGCTCCATTATCTTTAATAAGTTGTATGATCTTATTAATCTTTCTGTATAAGAAACCCTTGAAACAACATTAGCTTTAGCGTAAGAGATATAAATAACCTGTGCATCTAAAAGTTTTCTTTGTCTGGTTGTTTCTCCGTAATATTGCCACCATATAGTTTCTCTTGTACCGTCTGGCTTTCTCTCTACTGCGGGAGTTAAACTTACCGCATCAAGTTCTTTGAATCCAACGATCTCTTTACCGTCGTTCGAGTATATTATCTCGAAAGCTAAAAATCCTTCGACAATTAATTGTCTAAAATATTGCCAAGCAGTAAGACCGTTTGCAAAGTTGTGTAGAACATATAATTTTCTAAAATTGGATCTCATTGACTTTACAACATCGTCCTTTAGATCCATGCTCATTAGAGCTGGATGACAAAAGAAATTCTTCTCGTCATAAACTACTGCCTCGTCGCATATAGTATCTAAAATATACTCTATCTCGGAGTTTAAAGCAAATGTTCTAAGAAAATCTCTTTTAAACGGGTAATCCTTATCAAAATAAGCTATGTACTTTCTATTGGAAGTATCCTGAGCGGCTATGCTATAGATAAAATCTTCATCAGATTCAGTAAATCCGAATCTTTCTCTCATGTTAGCTTCTGAAACACCTATAGCCATGGAATCTTCTATGACCATATCTTTGTATTCCATACCAAATGACCCTAGACCACTAATGGTCTTTAATATCCTGGAGATATTTGGGTTAATTTTTCCTAAGTTATCTAAAAATCCTGCCATTATCTATTAAATTTCTCCCATGTCTCCACCAGCTGCTCCGCCTTCTTCCCCTGTAGCTCCTGCTTCTCCTGTAGCTCCAGCAGCCTCTTCTGCTTTCTTCTTCTCTTCTGCAGCTTTTTCTTTTGCTTTCTTATTAGCTACTAGATCCTGTCCTTTCATGCCTAGGAATCTATCAACTAAGAAATCCATACTGAAGTATTTTTTGCCTGCCGAATTCATAAGAGCAGATATTTTAATCACCTGATCCTTTCTCGCAGTCATTACCTCCATCTCTTTAGCCTCTCTAAATATATTTTCCTTAACATAATCGAGACCAAATTCAGATTTAATAATATAATCTTTTTTAAGGTGTGGAAAATCTAAACAGAACTGAACCCAAAGAGGCTTCATTAATATCTCCTGGTATATTGATCTTAATCTGTTTATAAATTTAGCAAATCTTATTTCCTCTTGGTCTAGACCCTCCGCAGTAAATGTAATTGTACCCTCAGATCCGGATTCTTCTCTTCCGAATCTGGTAGCAGGTATCTTAGAGTCCATTCTAAGTTTATTAGCAAAATACTTAAGTACTGTTGTGTCGGAGAATGCTGTAGCATCACCACCACCAGGTAAAGGTTGTATATCTGGTGTACCATTAGGGGATGATGGCATTAGATAGTTTTTAAAGAATTGTATCTTAGGTCTTCCGTCTACACTTAATTCTCCACTATCTGTATCTAATCTTATATCTTCTTTGTATATTGACATAAGTTCACCCAGCGTTTGTTTTGCTTTTTGCGGGGATCTAGTACCTATTGGAACTGTCATTGCCATCCTGTATGAGGAGTTCATAACGTTCCATATAATACGAGTGTGCTCCATAATCCTAAGAAGGTTAAATGATCTTATCATTCTTTCGCAATAGCTAACTCTAGCTGCAGTACCGCCTCCTTTAGCGTAACTTATATAGATAATCTGAGAATCGTAAAGCTTTCTAGTAAGTGCAGGATTGTCCGGATATTGTATCCAGATATCTGCAAATGACCCATCCGGTTGTGCTTCCACCGTTGGGATTAAAGACCAAGGATCTAATTCCTTAAATCCTACTATATTTTTACCCTTCTTATCAAATACAATTTCAAAAGCTATATTACCATCAACTAGGAATTTTCTGAATAAATGCCATGCTGATATATCCTGATTAAATCCGAACAGGTTATAGACCTCTTTGTATCTTTTCTGTACTTTCTCATATGCCGCCTCATCTACATCATCGTGTTGCATGAATGAGAAATAAGCCCAGAAATTCTTTTCGTCGTAAACTATTGTTTCGTCACATATAGTATCTAAGATAAACTCTATTTCGGGATTTTGTGCAAATCCTTGAAGATAATGTCTTTTGTTTTTATAGTCCTTATCAAAGTAAGCTATGTATTGCTTGGTTGTTGTATCTGCTCTCCTTAATCCAAATAAGAAAGCTTCGTCTTTTATGCCTCCTTTTTGTAGAAATTGTGCTTCAGTAATACCAACTGCCTGGGAGTTTTTCACGACAAGATCTTCGTATGCCATTCCAAAACTGCCCACTTTCTTTATGTTCTCTATAATAGAGCTAAAAAAAGATTTTTTTTCGTCGGTCAATCCAGCCATTAGACTTGTGAATTTTTATTATATATCTCAATAAGCTGGGTCCCTTCAATTGACCTAGTATCAAGATATACTATTCTAGTCCAATCTTCAAAAGGAATTTCCACAACGTCCCTAACTTTTTTTAAATCCCAAGATCTATATGAGTGCTTATATGGGATTCCTTTTAATATGGACTCCATTATTTGATAATCAGTTTTTAAAGGAGATTGATCTCTTCCCTCCCCATTTTCATCTTTTCTTATATTTCTTTCAATCTGATCTTGGAAAACGCTTTGTACTCTTTCAAAAAAATACATTCTGAAAATAGGTGGTATTAGTATTAGATCTAATCCGCTAAATATATTTTTTCTCTCATAGTTGTCGTATCCTGTAAAAAACACGACAGGTCTTTTATTTATAAATTTCTTACCTCCTTCTAGTTTATCGTTGTATTCAAACGAATAAACTTTCCCTGATAAAAAATCTAGAGGATTGAATTGGGAGTTTTTATTTACGAATTTATTAAACCAAAACATGAAAGATTCTTCCTGTGGTGAGGAAAGTCCGGATATAGAAAGTTTATATTCTTCAAATCTTTTTTTAAATGGATCTATCATCTCAATATAAAGCTTTCATTAATAGCACCAAATTTATATCCTCTGGATTCAGCAAATCTAGTTGCTGCTTCAAATTTAGCTCTGTTGGTGATCCACGTTTTAAGTTTTTCGTTATAGGTTCTTATCTTCTTTTCAGTTAAGTTACCTACTGGTTCTTTTGGTCTCTTGTGTAAAGCATATTGATCCTCTGGTTTTATTTCAATTAACCAGTTTTCAACGACATCGGCTTTTTGTACCTGTATATAGTAATCTACGAAATATTTGTGTTCTTTTTTATCTATTGGTGACCAATAAGGTATTCCTGTAGGTTCTGAACTCCATTTAGTTATATTAGGATTAATATCACAATACTGACAGAATTTTCTTTCCCAAGAGCTTCTGTATATTATATTGTGTATGTCACCGATATATTTCTCGGGGTTAACTGGCATATATTTACCAGACTTCCAGTTACCGTTAGGCTTTAACTTTTTTATATCCACAACTATACATTATAATTGGAATTCTCTTCTTTTACTATTCTGGAGAAAGGTATAGTTTTAGGTGACTTAGGTGGGTGTATTTTTTTCCACCCCTTTTTCATCCCATTGTGTGCTATTTGAGATATGAATGCAAACGGATTGTCGGATTTTTCTGGATCATATCTGTTCCAATACTTTACAAGATCTTCTAATCCGGAAGATATGCAATCTTCTCTATCTTCGTTATCTCTATAGGAGTGTGTTTTGGACATACCGTTTACTATTAGAGTAAACATTTTTACGGTCTCGTCTGTAAGTTGTCCTTTTTCTTTGCTTTCGAGAAGAGCTCTTTTTAACTCTTTGTTTTTTACATATATCATTCTTGGTCTGGAATATTATTTTGTAGTTTCTCTATCTGTTTTTCTAAATCTACCCTTAATTCTTCCAAATTTTTCCTCGAATTCTTAATTATGTCTATACCTATTCTACCGTTTTCCACGCTAGAAGTTTCTAATTCTTTTACTTTTTCTAAACAATTTTTTAAATCGTCTAAAACAAAATTGAGTCTATTGCCAATTCCCTCGTCTGGGTCTTTGGCGATAGACTC